ATCCTCTAATTCAAGAACGTGACCACATTTATGTTGATCTGGTTTCTCTGCGTAACCAAAATTTAATTCATTAAAGTCTCCTGCACACCAATCAATTGTAAAAAGATACTTACCTTTACGTTTTACTCTACGTCTCGATGTGTATTGCATTGTTGCTCCTGCAAGTTCATAAAAAGTTGTAACACTTACGTTGTAGCTGAAACTGTCCCACATAACTACTTCGTCTAATGGTAACTCCTTTACTCCAGGTTTTGTACAAAACGCTGTGATAGGTGCTCTCCACCATAGACCGCCATCTTCCATTAAGAAATGAAATAAAGGTACTCTGTTTGGTATAGAACTAAAACCAAATACCCCTACTTCAAAATATTTATCATGTGAATCTTTTTGATCTCTTAAATAATTACCTCTAACGTAACATTCTATTACAGGTATGTTTGCATTTAAATAAGCCATTAGTCGTTTATACTCCCCCAGTTTTTACCATGTTCGTAATCTACTTTGTTTGGTACTTCTAAAGTAACAGCTTGTTCCATAATCTCAATAACCTTTTTAGCTTGTGCGTCACTTTCTATTGATACACAAAGCTCATCATGTATTTGTATATGTGCTACAATTCCTTCTTTGTATAACTCTAACATAGATTTTTTTGTCATGTCAGCAGCTGATCCTTGTATTAATTTATTTAGAGACTTGTATGTGTAAGCTCTCTTGATCCCCGGTCCATGTTCCTGGAGTGCATCTTCGTGACTCATCGCCTTATGCATACCGAAACTGTTTGGTTCCCATAAATGAAACCTACAAAGTCTTCCAAGTAAAGTTCTGATTTGTCCTCTGTCCTGTGCTCTGTTAGATGCTTTGTCCATAAGTTGTTTAACGAAAGGTACCTTTGCGTGATACGTGTTAAATAATTCATTAGCTTTTTCTTTTGATACACCTAACTCTGCTTGCAGTTTAGCTTTACCCATACCATAAAACAATCCAAGGTTAATTGTCTTAGCCTGTGTTCTAGGTATCTCTGCCATGTCTGCTACGGTCTGGTGAAAGTCTGCACCAGAATCATTTTGATAAGAATCTACTACATCATATACTGATGGTAGTTTATATAATGCTGCGTAGTGTACAACAAGACGTGGTTCTTGCTGTGAGTAGTCAAAGCAACCCCATTTACAATCTTCTTCTGGTATAAATAATGATCTGATCTTTGGTCCAAGATCTTTGTTACGTGCTGGAATCTGTTGCAGGTTAGGGTTCTGATAAGAGAATCTTCCTGTAACTGTACCACCACCTGCATTACGCAACTGATTTATCTCTGCATGTATTCTACCCTTATGTTCGTAACGTAAAATAGAATCTATAAAAGTTGTGTGTGCTTTGTTAACTTCTCTTGCCTTTGCAATCATGTTAACAACAGGATGCTCGTGTTCTTGTAAAAAGTTTTTTGTGAAACTAGGTGCTTGTGTCTTTTCAGTTCTTTCAAATTCTATTTTTAAATTTTCAAATACTTCTGCTATACTACTTGCCGCCCATATCTGTGGTCGTACATTAGTTTCTTTTTCTATCGCAGTTAATATATCTTGCTCTTCTTTTACTAAAGTTTTCTTAAGATTGTGTGCTGCTTCTACATCAACTCTTACACCTTTAAATCTCATGTCAACTAGACAAGGAAATAAATCTGTTTCAAGTTCCATAATAGATTGTAAGTCTTGGGTAATAATTTCTTTTTTCATTTCTTGCCACAAACCAAATGTAGCTTCTGCATCTCTTTCTGCATATGTTCCAACATTTAATGATGGTAATTTATACATTTCTGATTTAGGATCGATGCCCCATTCTGCTGCTGCTTCTGCAAGTGCTGCCTCGTTTTTACCAAAACCTAAATACTTCCATGACAAACTATTTAGATCATATCTAAATCTATTTTCATCAGTCACAGCTGCCGCTATCATTGTATCTACAATTCTGCCATTAATTTTAAAACCCATAGCCCTGATCCAGCACACATCATACATTGCATTGTGAAATATTTTTGTAGAAGTCGTGTTTAAAATATCTTTAAACCATTCTAAAACTTTTTTACGATCCATGTTACCACCACCTTCATGTGCTATTGGAAAGTATCCTTTGTAATGTGCAGTTGCTACAGCTATTCCTATAACTTCCCCATTACCTATAATAGAACCAGATCCTTTTTTAATTAAGTCAGGATCTTTTGTCTCTAAGTCAATTGCAATCTCATCAACCTGTCTAAGATCTGGAAATTCTGTAGGTATAACCCATTCTGTTTGCGCACTAAAAGTAGGTATCTTCATATTGTTTCCTTTTCATATATGTGATTCGCTTCTATCTTTTTATTTAATTTTTCTTTATTGCTAAACGCATACAGCGCAGCATTGTGGTCAGCTGGAAATATTTCCCAAGAAACTATCCTTGGATATATCTCTAAATAAAATTTATTCTTATTAATCTTAATTGTTTTTTTAATTATATGTTTTTTCATAATGCTAAGTAACAAAAAATTAATAGACATGTGAATAGTCCCATGTAAAAAGGTATATGATTATTTGGCTCCATAGTCCCTTTCTTTAATCATTTCTAAATAATGTATTGCTTTATCGATGTCTTCTATTCCCCCTTTCCGAGAATGTCTGCATATATACTTTATAGCATTGCCTTCTGCAAAAAGCAATTTGTTCTTGTTTATAAATTCTGCGGGTTGGATCTCCATGTACATGTAGTGTGTCCCCGAAACTTGTTTATGTAATGCTTTCGATGTCATAACCTCGGTCCTCCTGTTTAGCTGTCATTATAAATAAATTTTGTTTTGTACGTGTAATACCTACATACCAAACTCTGTTTTCTTCATCGCGTTTGTCTTCGCTTCTGCCCAAAGCTTCTCTTATTTTTTTTGTGTTGTCTAAAATAATTAAAACATTTGTAGCTTCACCACCCTTAGCCGCGTGTATAGTAGAAAGTTTTACTTTAGCAGGTTCACTTAATTTCTGTTCGTTACGCAACATTTCTCTTATGTATAAATTTTCTTCTGGATCAGATTTAAAAACTTCATACCATTGATCAGTAATACTGTATCCAAACTCTTCAAGGCCATACATTCTTTCTTCTTTTAATTCTTTATCTAGTTCTAAGAACTCAAACAAATCTTTACATTCTGACATAGAGAGCTTGTCTCCATTAGTCCATCTCGTATAATTCTTTACCGCTGTATACAATCTTGTCTTATAACTCTTTCTACCTTTTATTTCAAAGTAAATAGCCATGTCTTTTAATACAGGTTTTAATTTTATTAATACGTTGTTAGTTCTACCTAATATCAACCAGTCATCATTATGTAGTGGTGCATCTTCTATAGATGTTACATGATTTATGGTCCCTGTTTCCGGACGCGGTGCCCATGTTTTTTTAATTCTTCTGTCATCAGGTATTAGACTTAATATTTTATCAGCAATTTTTTGTACTTCTTGAGGTACTCTGTAAGATTGTGGCAAGACTATGTCTTTTGCAGGCTCGTTCTGAAACCTTTGCACATCTGCACCAGCCCAACCATAAATAGCTTGATCATCGTCACCGGCTAAGATAACATGTTTAGAGTTTTTCTTAAGTATATCGTACATTTTCCACTGTATTGGTGATAAATCTTGTGCTTCATCGACAAATATTACATCATATTTCGGACACAATTCTGCCACATTAAATTTTTCAATCATGTCAGTGAAGTCTACCAGCTTATAAGCTTTTTTATAATTATCTACTTCGTCTTTTAATATCTGTAACATATGTTTATTTATGTCTTCTGAATACATGTCTGTATTATATTCGTCTTCGATAGTTATATTTTTAATTCTTGCTGCATTGATTATGTTAAAATATTCACTATCAGAATCTACAAACCCAGTTTTTTCCTGACCATTAGAATAGACTGTGACTTCTATTCCAAGTTGTCTACCAATATCTTCGTAGTGTTCGTCTTGCATAACTTCAGATTTTTTTAATCCAAGTCTTGTAAATGCTAGTGAGTGTAATGTTCTAAAATGTTTTAAATTTTTCTTTTGTAGATTTGGATATGCGTCTAACATTCTATCTACTGCTTCATCAGCAGCTTTCTTTGTAAATGCAAAGTAACCAATTTTATCGATGGGTGTACCAAGTTTAACAAATGTTTTTACATACTTAATAAGTCTAGTTGTTTTACCTGTGCCTGGAGGACCTAATATTTTTCTAACAGCCATTACATTATCTCCGTGTTGTGTAATAATTTATTATGATTAATTTTAATATCCTCAAACTGTTCTATGCTTATACAAACCACATTTTTTGTAGGTGTATTGTACTTACCTTTAATATTACTAGGATATCTTTTTTGTTCTAAAAATTGTATGTCACAATGTTTGTAATTAGTCTTCATCATTACACCTGTTTTGTCTTCACCATGTTTCCAGTTTTTAGATTTTAACTTGTCATAAAATTTATCAAACTTAAAGTATGCATAACCCTCTTCTATTAATACTGTGCCAGATTTAAATGATGCATCGTTCATAGCTTTAGGCCCATTTATTTTTGCGTGTAATACGTCATGTAGTTTTTCTTTTGGTGATGTACCAACTGGTGGATTAATTATTTTTTGTGTTTGAAATAATGCTTCTAATACTGTTTGATCTTCTGGTGCTTTTATAATTGGTGGTGGAAATCCTGCAGCTTTTGCTATTGAGTTTCTACGTTTACGTTGATCTGTTACGTGTTCAATAGTTCTGCAGTGTACAGTTGCTTTACCAATACCATCTGGTTTAGTTACATCAAATTCATATTCTGGATCTGGTTCTATATCTATCTTTCTTAAGTTTGTTAATACAGGATACTGTCCTTTTGATCCTGCAAGTATTCCAAATTTCTTTTTAACACAAATACCTTTTTTACAAAAGTCACTGATGGGACTTTGATTACAAGTATAACCTTTTTCTGATCTATTCCATGACCTTGTTTTTTGTTTTAATTTATTATCGTCCCATGCATTAGCGTGTTCTCTTGCAAAATATTTTACTGGTGCGTTCTTTACTTTTTGTTCCCAGTTGTCTGGATACTTCATCTTTACAAACACATGATAATTATACATAAATCTATCTTTACCATCAAAATTTTCTTGATTAGATATTTTAGATATTAACGCAAGACAAGGTGGTCCCTCTAAAAAATCTTCATCTACACCTTCCATAGACTGTCTCTCCATGTCTTCTGTAATAGTTTTTAATTCGTCTTTTGTAGTTATGTTTGCATCAACAACTTGTACAAACTGTTCTAATGTAAAGAATGTGCCATCTATATTAACAGCTTTTCTCTGACCTCCATAATAAGGTAGGTTTATAAATTGTCCTGGTTTCAAGATCCCTGTTTCCGGATCCTTTGTTAATTGTGTTTGTTTAGGAAATATTTCACAGTCCGGTTTAAGATGAAAGAGAGGTAATAAATTACTTAAGAATGATACAATGACTGTTGATTGTACAAACTCATTCATAAATAAATATAAATGTAATCCACCACTTTTAGACTCTACTGGTACAAGTGGTAGTTTATATTGTTGTATA